TTGGTGAAAGCCTGCCGCTGTATAATTTCATCTATATCGCCGGGTTGATTACTCACTTTCTTCTTTTAGTTTATGTTCTTGAAACCACTTAATTACCGCCTCATTGTCTTCCTTAATTCGTTTGGCCCATTCAATCTTATGGCCGGCAACAACTGCGATAAGGGCAATGGATAAAACGGATATAATTATTCCGATTATAATTCCGATTATGATTAAAGCTATTGCGCTCGTTGTGATTATTGTTGTCATTGTGTTGGTTGGGTTTTAATTTTTATCATTGCCCGACAAAACATCCGGCAACTCATATTTTCATCGAAAGGAAATTTCAATACTGAAGAAATCTCTAAGAATTTATCAGCGAAGAAATTACGATCTAGGTTTGCAGACTTTTTCTTTTTCCCTTTTTCGGGTTGTTGTAGTTCGAGTAGATTTACTATATCAAGTTTTACCCATCCTTCGATCTGCTTACAATATGTTTCAGGATCTTCGAGATTGGCATGTGGTAAGTTGATATGGTAGTTAAGTTCCTTTAATTGTTCGAAGCATTCAGGTGTCAGGTGCGATTTTTCATTAATCAAATTAATCAATGATCTGGCCATGGTTATTTTAGCAGAAAGCATGGCTTCTTGCTTCATATCTTCTAGTTCGCGGATAAGTTCACGACCTCCTACCGTCTCGAAGAATTCATTCAATACGTCATCGAACGCTATCGGATCAACTTCCGATTTGTCGCCTTCCAGAGCGTTCATGAAGACGCGCATCGGCATGTCGATTGTGGAATATAAATTATGTACTGCTTGTGAACTCATTTGCCTTTTTTTTCAATTCGGACATGAAGAATTTTTTTCGATACTCATACAGATAATTCGGATTTAACAGGAACAGGTGGTCATACATCTTCGTAAGTTTCTGGTTCTTTTCGTCTTGTGAATAGACCAAAAATTTACGGGCACTCATTAACCTTAACGTTAGTTCCCTATGAAAATCACCGGTTAATTTACCATCAACGGTACCACCGGCTAATGGGTTCATTCGCTCCTTCATCTCGGCGTAAGCAAGGATTTTATAGGTTCCTATTTCCCCTCCTTGACTATTTTCACCTCGCAACATCTGCTGCCTCTGAAGGTCTAGGTATACGTCCTGATTTTGGAACAATACATCCGATGCTATATTCCGAAGTTGCTTTTCAAGCGCCTTGAATCGAAGGTATTTTTGGTGAATAGTCATATTGGTAATAAATGGGGCTACGAATAGCCCCATTAAAAGTTAAGGAGCAAGTTGTGAAACGGTGAAGTGGGTGCTGCTGGAGTGGACGGATTGTCTTGAGCTTCTAACGCCTCGATAGCGAGCTCAAATACTTCCATCTTTTTCTCCTCATCCCATCCCCAGTCTGCTTTTTCTGCGAACGTATCAAGATCGCGGTTGCAATCCTGATCGACGAATTCCAAAGCAAGGCCTACGGGATTTTCTGAACCTGCATCAATGATTATGTGTGTTACTGCCATGTCGGATTATTTAGTTAATTCGAAATAACCGTTAGCAAACCCCGGTATGGTTGCGGCCATCTGGGAGATTGTCGGCGTGTAGCATTGAATCACTGCACCTGAAGCTAAACCAGTGTAACCAGCTCCTGAAAATGTGAACACTAAAGTCTTGGTTGCAGCATCCAATGACACCGTACAAGTAAGTGAGTTGTTCGAAGCATCTCGGAAGGACCAGTTAGCAGTTAAGGCTACCAACGCTGCGCCATACAAATCATATAAATCTGTAGCACCACCACCAGTGGTAACGCGAAGTTTAGCTACGCTAGACGTCAACGCTTGGTAAGGAGGTTGATATGCGAATTCCAGGTTCTTTAAACCAACCAAGGATAACACAGGCTGACTATCCGGAATAACTTTATACACCAATCGCTTTTTGAACTCATCGGTATCGCTGAATGCGAATCCGATATAGTGGCGTGTTGGGTCTGCACCATTATTCCACTTCATCAACGGATTGTAGATAAGATCAAGGCTGAAACCTTGAAGAACATAGTTTGAGGTGTTTAGCACCGGACGGGTACCAATCATCGCGTTATTGTCCTTATCTAAGATCAGTAAATCGAAGTAGTCCTGGGCATTCTGGAAGTTGGCCAAGAAGTTATCATAGTTGGCACCACCTTTATCGTATTCGTATACGTGGTGATACTGACCATCTTTAACCCATGTGCTTCTTCCGGTTGCGGATGTGACAATGGTAGCTTCGGTAGACTTGTCATCAAGCCCGATGAAATTACCGATAGGATAAGCCCGAAGGCTGTTGGTGTTGTTTGAAATCAGGGCCAATAATGTTGCATACGGCGTCTGCATTTCGGCTTGGGTAAATTTCTTACCCTTGGGTATTAATATGATTCTATGCGTAAACCCCGGTTCAAGAAAATCCTGAATCTCTCCAGTATTAACGTAATCCGGCGCTAAGCTTATATCATTGACAAAGTTTGCCATTGTAAAATATTTTTTTTAAAAGATTAATTGATAATATGCGAATGAGGTGATATCGAATGAGGTGTTACCGACTGAATCGATAGTTAAATCTTGACGCACGGCCCGGTATGCAACCGAATCATTCTTTATTTCCGTGGTAATAACCGTGGTATCATTTACCGGCGTTTCGAACGACTTGGTGAATACATCCGGAACTAAATCGTGTGATATTTTCAACTTTCGAATAGCCTTTTTGTTGGCTGTTGCCTTGGTTTCAACGGTAATCGGATAGAGCGGGTATCGCACACCTGAGGTGTTGATCGTTTTTAATTTGAAATCATTCGTGGTAAGGACCTTGTAAACTTCGTTCTGTGCATTTACACAGTAAAAGAAAGCTAAAGATGATGTTGCTAATTCGTCCGCACATTGTACCAATCCGTAATAATTGCCTGGTTGTGCCGTTACGGGTATGACAATCGGATCACCTGGCTCAAATGCGAATGATGATTCGTTATGCGACATGAATACGCTGTAAGTAGGATCACCGTATGGCGTTAAGGTCTGATATTCCAATCGCGTAAGTGCAACTTCAATAGAATTAGCACTGGCAATTGCACAGGTAATTGTCTGAACATTGTTGATGTAAGCTATTCTGCAACTAGGGCCATAACAGAACCCGGCTACCAACTTACGATTGACACGCAATCTCAAATCAGTTATCACTAAAGCATCGTATGAGCTTGGTAATTGAAATCCAGACTTATTACCGTCACCGGTACCGAGATCATAACTCTTGGCAACCTTATGCGGTGGATGTGGTCGATGTGGCCCTTGAAAATAAGGAGCCTGTACAATAACCTCCATCGTTTCCGAGTACATTGGGTATAACCAGGGCCCGAAATTGGTACTTAAACGTGTTTCAGAATTCCATGTCTGCTCAGATTTACGCGCGATAACCAGCATAAGATCAGTATGGATATACGGATCATTCGGACGTGTCTCTTCTTCAAAGTTTTCAATCAAACAAATAAACGGTTCCGTGCTATCGGTGGCCATTCTTGCGCACAATTCTACCCATGTTTCAGCGTAGAACTTGATCTCATAACCCAAGTTCGCTGAAACGTCAGCAATTAAACTACGGAATAGTTCACTGACATTGAATGGTAGATGTGTGTAAGTGCGTGCCATGATTAGATACCGTATTTATTGATTTTGGTAAACAATGCTTGGCGTTTGCGTGTTTGAAGGCTTGAGTTGTCTGCTAACCCTGCATAATCCGGATAATCTGCTTTTTTTACCTGCATGAAGTCGTCGAAGGCCTGATTGAATTCAACCATAGCATTCCACGCCTGAACTTGCTTATTGATAGTTGCAGCGGCAATCATATTAGCATGGGTGGCTCCCTTTACCCCTACGTTTGTGGCTATTTCGCGTGTTTCGGAAACGAAATACCAATACACGTAACAAGCAATAGGGTTATATCCTGCTTTGAATCCTTCCCAATGTTGATCATTACCGTCGTCATCAACATAATCACTACCATCCCTCATCTTAACGTACAATGCCGTCTCCGCGTCTAGTCCGGAGCTGAATAGAGAGTACAACTTTTGGCCTAGAATTAACTTCAAGAACATAGGTTCATACTTCTCTATTGTCGCTGTTAGTAGAGCGTTGTCAGATTCTACCGGTAATTTAACCGGAGGTACTTTAAAATGAGAGAAGGTGGTGATTAATGACATGACTTACTGTGCTGTGGTTAGCTCAAATTCAGATAATAATGTGGCGTGTGTGCCTGATGCTGCGACGCATGCGACTCGGAGGTACTTTGGCTTCATACCGCAGTTGCCCCTTGTTGCACCATTAACGAACTTGACCCCTCCGACGATCTCGGTTATAGTGAAGTATTCATTCGCTGCCGTGGTGGTGGTAAGGGAATCGCAATTAAAACCGTCTGTACCTAAACCGACTCCTGAGAAGTTCCACCACTTAGTTCCATCCGTACTACCTTGTACTATGTAGTTGATGGTTGTAGGTGTTCCGGATAGTGTATCCGCCTTCCATGTGATTCGGTATTTGGTCCAGTCTTTACCAGTAAGATCACCTTTTCGCGTACTGAAGTATGTTGTCTCAGTATTGGTTAAGGTGTCTGTCTTTTGCGTTGTAATACCCGCATAAGTTGATGTGCTTTTAAAGAGCAGGATTTGCGCCTCGCTCTTGTTGTTCCAGCCCACCGTAAAGCATAAGGTGAGCAATAAAAATAAAAGAATCTTTTTCATTTTATTTAATAAGTGGTTTATGTGGCGGGCCTACTTCTCGAGTTCAGCTTCACCACTTTCGATTAATAATTCTGCTACTTCAGGAAGTACCAGTTTTCGTTCACCCTTCGCTAATGCACCCTGAAGGTTCGGTTTGCCCAACCCAATTACCCATACGGGTTTTTGTGATTTAGCGAACGGATTCGAACGAGCAGGTTCTGCTTGTGGTATTGCTTGCTCTGCTTGTGGCGTTGCTTGCTCTTGTACCTCAGCCGTGCTTTCAGGAGGGGCTTGATTTTGCGCTTTTGCCATTTTCTTGGTTTTAAACGATTATGAAATTTGATTTAATGATTAAGCAGATTTTTGCAGTAAGCCACGAATGTTTTCGATGGTATCGTACACAAATGCTTTTTCGTCCAATTTTTTCACAAACGCATGGAAACGGGATTCGGCAAGGATCACGAACTTGTTTTTAACCAAGTTGTCGTTAATACGACCAATGATGATCTTGTAACCAATGTAATTGGATACGTTGTACTTGCTCATATCACCAACGAAGATGGAACCGGCTGTCATATCCTCCCAAGGGCGGATAGTCATAGCACCTATGGTAACTTGTCCGAAGAGTTGTGCAGTTGGGTACAATGCATGACCGAAACCGTCTTTAGCTGCAACGAATTCCAAGTAGAAATCGTAAGGGTGCATAAGAGCGATATTGGCTTTGTATCCGATTTGATCTTGATAATCATGCGTAGTGAAGATTACCGTAGCAACACCGTTGATAAGGTCCATAATAGTAGGCTTTTCTACCTTGTTCTGTAACGCCGTAGGGCAGGTTAATGCGCTGGCATACAGAGTAGCTCCTTTCGGTTCTCCGTTGGTGTTGGTACCAAACAAAATGGCCTTCGCCTTCTTACGGTTGTGCTTTTTCCAAAGTAACCCTGTGGCAATAGATTGTAATCCAGGGATATCTTCTACTGCTTGAGTAGATAATTCCTCCCATGCCGCCAATGTTACCGGTGTAGCGTAACGTGTTTCGGTTTTGAAATCCAGTTGATCCTTCAACGCACCTTCCCCATTTTGGAATGAGAAATCACCTTCTTTTGGCAAGGATTCCGTGTAAGGGTAAGCAGCTAATGATGTATCAATAGTCGTTACCAAATCCATGAGGTTATCCTCACGTATTCCTACTTCGGATGGTGGGGCCATTTGAACACCAACTAAATCCGGTGGCGCTGTCGGATTGGTAGAACTTCCAGTAGTTACGGTAGTAACTGCTTTAATTTCCAGTTCAACGGGTTCGCCTTTCAAAGAGGATTTGATAGCATCCGCGTTATCAGCGATCATTTTATGAACCTGACTTTTGAAGGATGCTGGGCTTGATTGATCCGCACCGGATTTTAAAGCCTTCAAGGAGTTACCATGAAGCGCTAACAAATTCTTCATTTCCTTCAATGCTTCCGGAACATCTTTGAATTCGTCGAGAGCTTTAGAAATGATTGGCTCGGCTTCTTCCTTTGTCAGCATCTTAGCCTGAATGCTTAGGATTTTGTCATTGAACGCTTTTCGAGCCGCAATGACAACGTTTTTTGTTTCATCCGGAAGGTCCTTGATGGACTCCTGAAATGCTTTTTCTTCGGCTTCTACCGCTTCGCTTCCATCTGATTTATAGGCCGCGGATCGGAAACCTGTGTTACCTGTATTACGGCCCATTATTCGGGAAGCGTAAAACTTTAAGGGGGTACCTTTCATGATTTAAAATTTAATGTTGTTAATTAATTTTATGATTTCCTGCTGAGTGGCTATTGCCGAGCCAGCTTTATGCTTAGAGGAGGTGGTCGAGCCGGACTCCTTTGAAGTTTCTATTTCAGTTGTAGGCGTGGTAGGGCATGCACCGCGAACGACTGCACTACCCTCCACTTCTCGCAATTCCTTAACCGCCCAGAAGTATCCATTTTCCTGAGCTACTTCTGGATTTACCGCTAATTCGATGTATTGATCGTAGTTATCCTTCTCTTCTCTCCACCATTTCTCCTCACTATCTACGCAGAATACAACATCGACGTACTGCATACCGATGGAGTGGTATTTAACTTGAGCATTGCGGTAACGCTCTTCCATTACCTTATTTCTGCCCGTGAAATACACATCGTGCATGAGTAAATCCGCACTCCCTTTATATGAATAACCTAAATCCTTCCATGATAGCGTAGTAACGTAAGATTTGACCTCGTTTGGACCATCTGCTATAATAAAATCATACAACATCTTATGCTCCTGAAGGTGCAGAGGATCCTTATTACTCTTTACCGAACGATTGAAGCACTTCGGTATGTGCATATCAAGGTAGGAATCGATAATATTGGTTGCATTAATAACAGTTTTGGCTGTTGTTTTGCCGGTATCAACGGAGATAATACCAAGTTCCTTATTAGAATCCGGACGCTTGTATTCTTCATCGGAAATACCTATCCCAAATCCGTATTCCGGAGCCTTGATGGAGGATTTCTTTTCACGAAGTAAAAGCCCTTTATTCTTACGAAGCCAATCGAAAAGCTCCTGTTTATCGTTGTATTGTGGTATAGTGCAGTTCATTTCGATATTTTGATGTTGTAATACGCAGTTAATGAGCAAATGGCCAACGCAATGAGAACCCCGGCGATTATTACGCCCAGTATTTTTAAGTTCTCTTTTTGCTCTTGATTCATTTCCTTACGACCTGTTTAGTTTTGATTATCGTTTCCTTGTCCTTGATTGTCTCCCGTATCTCTTCCGTTGTTGGTTTGGTTTGTGCCATTGTTATTGTTGTTATGTGAACTATCAAAATGTGCTTTATCCTCCTCGGTTAATTCGAACCACCATTTCCCCTTCCATTTCGGATTAGGCTTTGAAATGCCTACGCGCATAACCATATCATCGTAATTGCATTGGTTATTCTTGAACCCTATTACAAGTGCGTTGATGTTATTGCGCAGGGTTTCGCTTTCCATCTTACGGTCGGCTTGCAGGATGGGCAAATGATCGAAACTGGTTTTTATCTTGAACCCGTATACAGATGCTTTTAGTGATTGCATCTCTTGTTCGTCGATGTTGCGAGCGTGTGGTATTTCGTGATTCTGGTATTGATTCTTTCCGGCCTCGTTCTTGTTATTGAGTGCTACTCCGCCCAGATCACGTGCGAGTAAATCATATTCATATCCAAGTCTATCGCATATTACCGCGCTGTCTGATTTCAACAACTCAAGTAACTGCATATCCTTTACTGGATACATGAATGGAGTGAATGTCAACTCCGTGGGTGAGATTATGAGGTCGTCTTGATCTTCATACTCAGTACCATAGTTGTTACGGTAAGCGGCTTGTATATCAAGTCTTTCGTCTTCGGTCAACGGGATAGCGGAAACATCATCTTTCCCTTTCCCACTAAGGGCACCGAATGGTTTTTTTATTAACCGGTTCCGACTTTTATAATTATTAATCGAATTATTGATCGGATACTTTAGCGTGCGTAATGGAGATTCAGGTAAGAACCCTTTATTCAAGGCCGTTACATTCGGGTTAGTGTAGCAGAATAAATTCTCTATATCCTTAATTTCCGTTCTTATTCCGTTTTCGGTATAGAAGAATTGATCGATAAGTTCATTATGATCATTTAGATAGAACAACGACCGGCGCTTCCAAGTTATTTCGCAATACTGCGGGTCCAAAATTCTTCGATTCATCCCTTCGGGTCCGAACCCTTCCGGTATCTCCTTATATTCGAAGCAATAGCCATGGGTGAAAAGAAATAGGTCTCTGATGGTAACGAATTCCGCACGACTCATTAAAGTATGAGGTCGATTAACTACTCTATTCCAGTCGGCTGCTTTTAGCCCTTTGAAAGGTTTGCCGTCTTCGGTTTCCAACGTTGTTATGCCATTGGCGTGGTTTGCCGCACGCTTGAACACGATAATTGATACCTGAGGGCATTCGTTTACGGCTTTTATTACCGTTTGATAGCTTGTAATGTCGAAAATATCTTTGGCCAAGCTGCCCAACCGCATCATTTCACGGAACTTATTTCCGTCGAAGGCTCCGTTGTATGCTGATGTAGGTATTGATTTACTGGCGCCAATGGCTTTACCCTGCACGTATGCGGCATATACTTTTGCCTGTAGCACTTCCTTGGGTATGTAAGACACGTCTGCCATGAGTAACCTATTGGTTTATGGCATTCTTGACGCTCTAATTTTGTATTCTATGATACTTTGAATGAGTTCATACCCTTACAACATTTGCACTTAATTTCTACTGCCGAGCCTTGCGATAACGAGGCTCTGAATAGTAACTTTTTGCAATGCGCACAGAAGTAAGCGATCATTCTGGAACAAATTTAGTATATTTTCAAATTAAATCAATTTATTTTAAATTAATTTAAGTAGTTCGTGTAATTAGCTTCTCAGATATGAAAGGCATTCAAACGCATCATTCTGTAATGGTGTCGTATTTTCTTCTCCAATAATGCCGTAACCGCAGCATGCATAATTGACCTATAGTTTCGCCGGCCTCGTAGTTTATTCGGGTGCCGCCTCATCCTTCGGCATAGTTTAAGGGTGTCGCGATGAAATTTGGTCTGGTGTTGTTGTTTAAGAATATCCATAGTTATTTTATTGTCGGTTTATTCTTCCCTCTATTATGGTATAAATCATACGAAGCAAAGTATAGTGAAGCCATATAAATGCTGCGGTTGCAGCTATACCAACAACCCCAGACATCCAATAGGC